GGGTGCGGCGCGTCCTCCAAAATCTGCGACAAGCGCGATCCTACGGCGACGCTGGGGGACTCCCCAAAACTGTGCGTCGAGTACTCGGTAGGCAACGGACCATCCGTCTCCATACCAGGCGTCTGCCAGCGGCCATTTTCGAGGCAGTGGAATGTCGGGAGCGTCCGGTGCCGCGATTCTGATTGTTTCTTGGAGCACCGCCCGGAAGTCTTCCCCTTTGTTGGAGCTGAACGCTCCGGGCACGTTTTCCCAGACCATAAACCGAGGTCTGACCAACTGACCTGTCCGTCCAGTTCTTGCATCCGCCTCTCTCATCTCCTTGATGATCCTGATTTGTTCCAAAAACAAGGCGCTTCGGCTGTCTTCCAGTCCCAAGCCCTTCCCGGCAACGGAAAGCCCCTGACACGGGCTTCCCCCGATCACCACATCCACCACCGGTGCGTCATACCCGGAGATCCGGGTGATATCTCCCAAGTGCTGCATATCCCCCCTATTTATCCGGCCAGCGCGTCAGGCTCCGGGCGGCGCGCTTACAGGTACATTGTGAGCCGGCAAGACGGTGGATCACCTCCGCCGCCTTGTGACACAGTGTCACCAGTTCCGGCGTGCCGGTGACATTCCGAAGCTGGAAAATCAAACGCTCATACTCCGGCATCGGGATCACCCAGCTCTGCACCGACAGCGCCCCGCTGCTCATCCGTGCGACACAGCAGGTAGTCAACGCTGACGCCTAACAAATCAGCCACGCCGATAATTTTTTCAATATCGGAGATTGATCCGCTATACCCAAACGGTAAAATTGACATTTCGGTGATTTTTTCGCGGCCTGTCTCATAGTCAGCGTGGCGGCGGACCACCGTATTTGTCACATAGATGCCCTGCGCTTGCAGACAGTCCTCAATGGATTTTCCAGACGCCTCTCGGGCCTGGGCAAAGCGCTGCCAGATCGCCGTGATTTTTGCGATCCTCGGTGCCGCTTTTGTCTGAGCGTCCAGTCGCTCTTGTTTTTTGATATCCTTCCGCTGCTGTTTCTCGGCCTTGATTTCCGCCGCCAGCTCCGGACAAACATCTTTGCAGGACAAGCGGTTAAAACAAGTGGCGCAGCACTGCGTACAGTGATCGTGGTTGCAATTATCAAAATTATGGGTCAGACGCTCGACCTGATAGGTGCAATCACCGCCGCACTTGGCGCATTTTTGCCCCCGAATTTGATTGATATTGTCTTGCGCCTGTTCCACATAATATTCCGCCCAGTGCTGCGGATTTGGTTTGTAGGTAATGATATCCTGCTGCATTTCCGGCGGCATTTTGGCCAGAGCATACGCCACGCTCTCATTAATCGTCCCATCCTCGTACAAGGGCATGATCTTTGGGATCAGCTTTTCCCGTATCACTTTCAGCCGGGCCAGCTTGGACTTGCTGATTTTGCACGCCTCGGCTACATGATCACGCATCCGCCCCGGGAACTCCAAGCCGGCCTCTTTGAGCCGGTACAGCAGCATTTCCGTGCGTTCTGCCTGCTTGGACAGATCCGCAGAGGTCATGCGGCGGGTGTCACTGTTTGCGTAGATCAACGCAAGCTCGGACATCAAGGATTTCAATTCCGCGCCTTTGTCCGTCGCGTCTGGATCAGCAATCCGCTCCACAGATGCATCAGCTGTATCAAGTAAAGCAAAGATTTGCTCATCCGTTATCGGCTCCGAGCGGATACACGGCACCTGCCGGAATTTTTCCAGGCCCTCGTGTACCAGCAACCGCAAGGCCGCATGGCGCCGGTGGCCGGAGATGATGATGACATGGCTGTCCGCACCGTCCCGTACCCGCAGGGGCTGTTGCAGACCCACCAGTTGGATATTGGCCGCCAAATCCTCAATGCCGGGCAGCTCGTAAAAATTACGATCGTCAGCGTCGATCAGGTCGATGTCGATGTATTCGATCTGCTCTCGGTCGGTCGTTGCACCGGTGTCCAAATTGGACACACTGCCCAGCACCGCTGCCAGGTCAAAGCCTTTTTTATCAGCCATTGTCATGCCCTCCCTCAAGATAGCCCCGGACAAACCGGCGGTAATCTACTCCCGCCGCGCTGCGGGGGCTGAACGCTACCAACGGCTCCTGCTCATAGGTCATATCATCCACCTTGTCCGTGCGCCGGATATGGGGATACACCGTAAAGCCGGCCTTTTGCAAATCCTGCTCTGCACACTGTGTCTTGTCAGACTTATACCACATGGTCGGCAGCAAGCCGGCCAACGTAAGTCCGGGATTGATTTGCCGCATATTGGCAATCTGATGCATCAGGTTAGCCATACCACGGATGGAAAACGCATCCAGTTTGATGGGGATGATGACCTCATCCGCGGCCAGCAGAGCCGCGGCGCTGGCCGCGTTAAAGGCCGGCGGGCAGTCGATGATGCAGTAGTCATACGCATATTCGGTTGCCGGATCGTCTGTAATCATCTTAATGGCGTTTACCTGCACACTCTGCATTTCCACTTTTGTCAGGTCAAGATCCATCAGAGTGTCGGAACCGGGTAAAATATCAATCCCCGGATAGTTGGATGCATACACTCCTACCGGGCTGTCACTGTGCCGCAAAATGTCTGCCAGCGTAAACAGATTATCTGCCGCCCCGAAAAATTCCGAGGTATTGCACTGGCTGTCCGCGTCAATGACCAACACGCGCTTTTTGTAGTCCTTGGCCAAAATCGATGCCATGTTGATGACGGTGGTGGTCTTTGCCACGCCGCCCTTGAGATTGCATATCGCGATGGTTTTCATCGTTTTAAATCCCCCTGATAAAACATTTTGAAACACTCATGCTGCACCGTATTGCCGGACCGATAGGCCACGCAAAAATATCGGTGCGCCGCATTGATGTACACAATGGTACCGATCACATATTGCTTCGGTGGCCTGTGTTCCGGCACAAAGCGGAAACGGTCACCAAGACAGACTTGCCGCATCGCGCACCCCTCCTGTCCAGTTTGCTCTCTGCCCAAATCAACGCCTGGGCAGTCTCCAGATGCGAGCGCACCATCACCGGCTCATTGCTCATCAACGCCAGTGACAAATGGCGGTTGATCTCACCACGCAAAAGCTGCACTACTCGTTTTTTGTTCATGCTACCTCCTCATTTCGCCGCGGCGCCGCGTTGTGACGGCTTGGAGTTCGTCCTGCAAATACTCCGGAGCCGGCAGCACGCTGTCTTCCTCATCCCGGGTATCTCCGTCGGATTCGGAAAATGTCTGCGTGGTGCCGTCGAAGTCCAGATGCATCAAGCCGATTTCTCCCTCTTTGTTCTTTGGAAACATCAATACACGGCGAGAGTGCGGATCGTCATCGTCCTCTCTATACAGCAACATGATGGTGTCCGCATCCTGCTCGATCTGACCGGATTCCCGTAGGCTGGACATCTTCGGACGGCCGTTCTGTCCGTCTCTATTAAGCTGCGACAGAGCCACCACCGTGATGCCGTTGGACTGCGACAACTCATGTAGTCCAATGCTGATACTGGTCACGATCGCCGTGCGGTCGTACACTTTCGGGACCTTGAGCAATTGCAGATAATCCACGTAAATGATTTCGTAACGGTGCGCCAAAGCGTCAGCCCGGAGGTCGTCCACCGTCATGCCGCTGGCCTGGATAAATTCAATCTGCCGCTTGCAAATCTCGCCGGAGCATCCGGCGATCCGGCGCCAATCCGCATCGGTCAGCGTGCTTCGCTTGATAACACCCATATCGATGCCCGCCAGCGTAGAGATCGAGCGGTCCCCCAGCTTTTTGTCGTTGGTTTCCAGGCTGTAAAAGCCCACCCGGTGCTTTTGGGCCTGGTGCCACGCAAATTGCAGTGCCAAGGCGGTTTTACCGGCGCTGGCCGCGCCACCGATCACGGTAAAATCCCCCAGCTCCGTATACAGCTTGTCGTCCATCTTGGGAAACGACCAACTCAGGTATTCCGGGTGTTTCCCCTCACTGTGTCGGGCATAAAAGTCCGACAGCATCGCTTCCGCGCTTTTGCGGGTCACCCCCGGCCGGGAAGAAAACACACCGTTTGCTTCCGCGATCAGTGCCAGTGCCGCTTCCATCGTCGGCACCTCGAACAGCTTGGAACCAATCGCGTGAAGCTGGGCCAGCCTGGATTGCTCCCGCAGGATCTCCACATAGGCCCAAATGTTCGCCGCCGTGGGCGTTTGCATCATAAGCTGCCGGATCGTTTCTCCCATGTCCGGAAAGCCGGACAATCGCTCCCGAACCAGCACAGGGTCAATCGTTTTCCCCTCCAGAAAAAGCCCGGTGATTGCCTGATAGATCAGTCGGCAGTCGTTGTTCCCGAAATCTTCCGGCCGGATCTTGGTCATGACCTCACCCGTCAGTTCCGGCGAAATCAGCAGAGACCCCAGCACCGCGCTTTGTGCGTTTATGTACTCCGTGTTTACCATTCCGGCATGACCTCCCTGCGCGGCTGCGGCTTTTTCTTCGGGACCGCAGCGCCAATCTCGTCCTCCCATCGGCGCTTGTTGAGCCACGTGGCCGGGTACGGAATCCCGATACCCTGCTGCCACTGCTCCGTCGCCAGCTGACGCTTGAGCGCCTGGGCCATGGTCCTGATCAGTGCGTCATCCGGCCGCAGCTTGTCCCATGCCCGGATGGCATCCTGCCGGGAAACACGCCTGGGGTACGCCTTCCAGAACGCTTCAAACCGATCCGGCTGCCAGTCAGCCGTCTCTTTGGGCTCGTTCTTTTTCCGCTTTTTGCCCGCCGCACCGTCCCCCGTGGGGGGACTATAGGGGGGATAGTTATATACATGGTCTATACATGGTAATGGTTTGCCCGTTTGGGCAGATGCATTTGCCTGATCGGGCATTTGCATTTGCCCATTTGGGCAAATGCATTTCCCGGAATCGGGAATTGCCTCACCATACAGCGCCAGCAGTTCATCGCTGGGGGTATACCAAGCTGTACGATCCCGGCGATCCTCGTTATAGTCGCCGTCCAGTAAAGCGCCCTTGTCCCGGCAGCGGTCAATGATACGGCGGATCTGCTTTGCGCTCCACCACGGGAACACAGCTTCGTAGGCCGCCACGCTGTTGTAGGTCCACCAGCGGCCGTCATGGTAGTTGCGTCCGTCTGCCCGATTGGCGCGGTACCAGAACATGATGGAATCCAGAAAAATCGCCTCTTCCAGCCCGTAGCGTGCAGCCACATGGCCCACGCCGTGGATGTGTGTCAATGGGGTCATTTCATCACCTCAGCACATCCAGCGGGCAAGCATGACCAGTGACACAACGTATTTTTTCCCCATCTTTTTTGTCGGGAAATCCGGGTCATTGATCAGCACACGCCGGTCCAGCGGAAGGATGGATTCAAGCTCATCCAACGTAATCGCTTCGCGCTCCGGGAAGCGCTCTTTCAGCGCGGCATATTGATCTCGGAACCCTTCTTTTTCGCGCGGCATTATGTCTCCTCCTCGTATAAATCATCGATTTTGCACCCAAGTGCCCGGGCCAGGTGCGGCAGGTCCCGGGCATGGGGCAAGTATGTCTCGCACTCCCACGCTTGGGTGACCTGAGAGTGCACACCCATGGCCGCCGCCAACTGTCGCACAGTCAGTCCGGCCCACTTCCGCAGCTTACTGATTTTCATAACGTTTTGCATATATTTTCACCTCGTTTTGGGTATAGGACCCCCTTACCCCCACCCCGCGAATGCGGTAGGATGGGTGGGGGTGGGGCTGTTTTCTCCGCCCTTTGCGGAGCGCCAACCTGGGTGTTAATGTCATAGAGATATGAAGGATTGGAGAAAAGAAGAAAGAAAATACAGGAAAAAGGTTGACGCCCGGCAAAAGGCGGAGTGTATTCGGCTGTGCTTGTTTCTTGCTCCCTGCCGCTCCGTGTGGTAGAATGTGGAAATAGAAGGGAGCGATATTATGCCAAATTCTTATAATACGCTTGAAGATTATCATCAATATTGCTATTTCTGGGCAACACTTGAACAGTTTCTGGAACAACGGTTTAACCCTAATCCTTGGATTTTTGAATCAGCTTATCAGCCCCATCCAAAAGAAAGCCGCTATGTTGTCACTTTTCGGAATTTTGACAACAGTCAGCATCTAATAGTTGACTGTGACCCCAGTCGGCAGGGCGACCCGTTTCACATACAGTGAATGTAAATGTCCCTTTGATCCATTCCAGGTTGACCACACCCCACACTTGCATGGTGTCCGCATCACACAGAGTCGTGTACTCTGCGCCATCAAACAGCATCACCACCATGTTTTTCGGCGATAGTTTTTGAAACAGCCAGCGGCGCAGGCTGTAAAACAGCATCCCCTCACCCCCTTTCGGTTGTTGATTTCTTGCGTTATGCAAGTTATTGTGCAAAAAAATAATTGGCAAACTCGTCTGGCCGAATCTTAAGCAAGTCGGCAAGTTTTTCTGCTTCATCAAGAGAAATCGGTCGCACACGGTTCAATTTTTGATTGGCAGTAGGCTGAGCAACACCCCAAATTCGCGCAACATCAGTTTGATTTAACCCCATTTTTGCCAAACGCGCTTTCACCAGTGGGCTATTTATCATACCCTCACCCCTTTCAAATCTTGCATTATGCAATTCTAAAATAACTCATATATTGCCGCTTGTCAATAGCAAGATGCAATTTTTTTTAAATTTCCTATTGCAACGTGCAAGTTTATGTGCTATTCTTATGCTTAAGAGAGGTGGTTAGATGGTAACACCACAAGAAATTGGCTTAAGAATCGAGACCCGCCGGAAAGAATTGTCCTTAACTCTGAGTGAAATCGCAAATTCCATCGGCGTTGCAGAATCAACCGTACAACGGTATGAAAAAGGCAGGATAGAAAACATCAAACTGCCCGTAATTGAAGCCATAGCAAATGTACTTAATGTAAACCCTGCATGGATCGTCTGCAAAACCGATGATCCAACGCCAATTAAAGCAAGCATTAAAATCCCCGTTCTTGGTTCCATTCCCGCAGGCATCCCAATGGAGGCCATCGAGGATATCATAGATTGGGAAGAGATTCCCGAATCGATGTGCAACGGCGAAAAAGAATACTTCGGCTTGCGGGTCAAGGGCGATTCCATGTACCCGGAATATCTCGACGGCGATACCGTGATTGTACGGAAAACGCCCTGCTGTGATTCCGGGGACGTGTGCGTGGTCTATGTCAATGGGTATGACGCGACGCTTAAGCGGATCAAGTTAAACGAGGATGGCAGCATCACCTTGCAGCCCCGCAACCCTGAGTATCCCCCCCGCACATACAGTCTGGCAGAAGTTGAAAGTGTCCCAGTTTCCATTGCCGGCGTGGTAGTGGAGCTGCGGCGGAAAGTAAAAAAATAACGGTGCCCAATTTGGACACCGAGAAAAGAGATGCACTATGTCTGGTATCAGAATCAAATTTGACGAAACAACTGGCGAATTTTTCGCTGAACCGATTCCTCGTCGGGTGCGTGACCATAAAGGAAAAAGCATTTTAGAATTCCCAGAATCATACACCGTCATTGATATTGAAACCACCGGGTTAGATCCTATGTTTGATAGCATCATCGAATTGGGTGCAATCAAATTTGAAAACGGCAACCAGATATCTCAATTTCAATCACTGGTAAATCCCGGATATGAAATAGACGATTTTATAATTGAACTTACAGGAATTACCAATGATATGCTCTCTGAAGCACCGACAATTCAAGAAGCACTTCCTAACTTTCTATCCTTCGTTGGAAATTCTATTCTTGTTGGACATAATGTTAATTTCGATATAAATTTTATTTATGATAACGCTGAATATTTGGCCCTACCGATATTCAAAAACGATTTTGTAGATACAATGCGAATCAGCCGCAGATTGTATAAAGATCTTGAAAATCACAAGTTGTCTACACTCTCCAATTTTTTGCGCGTCGAAGTGGAAGATGCTCATCGGGCAATGTCTGATTGCATTCGAACACAGTTATGTTTCGAAAAAATGCGGAAATATGCGGACGAAATCGGCGGTATCCCAAAAACCGCAGGTGAAGTCTTCAATCACTTATCAAAAACTATAATGCCAGAAACCACAGATTTTGACATAGATAGCCCTATCTACGGTATGGCGTTTGCTTTCACAGGAAAACTGGAACGTATGACCCGGAAAGAAGCTATGCAGGCCGTAGCTAATGCTGGAGGAATATGTTGCGATGGTGTTGTTGCCGAAACAAATTATCTTGTTATCGGTAATTTTGACTATTGTAAATCCATTAAAGGCAGCAAAAGTGCAAAGCAAAAGAAAGCAGAAAAAATGCAGCGTGCCGGCTCTGATATTGCTACCATCTCGGAAGATGTGTTTTATGATATGTTGGAGCAAAAATAATCGGTATCCAATTTGGACACCGCAGCAATGGAGGTATTACAATGGAATACACCGTAAAACTAATATGGGACGATGAAGCCGCCGTGTGGATCGCTACCAGCGATGATATTCCCGGCCTTGTGCTGGAATCCGGCTCTTTTGACGCCCTGCTGGAGCGCGTCCGCTACACCGCAGCGGATCTGATCCAGCTGAACAAACCTACAAAGCCCCCTGTCTCTCTACGGTTCCAGGCCACGCGGCAAGAAAGGCTGGCTCCGTAATGGCCGAGTACGAAAAGAAAGTACGGGATGTCCTGTCCGCGCACGGCTGCACGTTTGTACGCCATGGGAAAGGCGATCATGACATCTGGTACAGTCCTATCAGCAACCAATATTTTACAGTTGACGGAAAAATCAAATCCCGGCACACCGCAAATGGCATTATGAGGCAGAGCGGTATCAATCATCATTTTTGAAAATAAAAAGACCGTCCCGGTATCCTACCCCCGGAACGGTCATGCACAAGATTCCATACCCAAAAACAAGGCATCTTTGCGCCCATTTATTATACATGACGGGCGCCGATTTGTAAAGGAGGAAATCGATGCCCAAAATCCCAAAATACTACGTCCGCCCGGACGGACTGCACGAATCGATCATCATGGTTCCCACCGCAGACGGCGGCAAGAAGCGCAAGGCGTTCCGGGGAAAAACTGACCTGGAAGTTTGGAACAAGATCAAATCTTATGACAGCGCAAAAGAGCCGCATCCAACCGGCGTGCGGTTTGAACAGGTGGCGGAACGCTGGTGGGAGCAGGCAGAGCCTACGCTGACCTACAACACTGCACGAGGGTATTCTGCCGCGTACAACCGCGCAAAAGACCATTTTTGCGGGGAACTCGTGTCAGAGATTACCACCCATGACATCAACGATTTTATACTGGACTTTGCACGGACAAGGGCCAAAAAGACCGTCATCACACAGTTGCAGATTGTCCGTCAGATATTCGATCGGGCACAGACGGAGGGCCTTATTGTGTACAACCCGGCATCAGTCTGCAAGATACCCAAGCACCTGCCGCAAAAGCAACGGGAGTTGCCATCCAAGGATGAGATATCATTGATCAAGCAATCCAAGAATCTGCCCTTTGGACTGTTTGCGTACCTTGTCTACTATACCGGCTGCCGGCGGGGCGAAGCCCTGGCGCTGACTGGTGGCGATATTGACCGGAAAAATAACGTCGTACATATCACCAAATCGATGTATACGGAAAACGGCCATGCCCGGATCAAAACGCCAAAGACGGAAAAGGGCAAACGCAAGGTCCCTCTGCTGGACGCTCTGAGCTGTGCGCTGCCGGACAGATTGCCTAAAGGATATCTTTTCTCGGCTGATGGCGGGAAAACACCTCTATCAACTGGACAGTTTGAAAAACGCTACAAAAAATACCAAATTGCATCCGGCGTGACAGTAACACCGCACCAAATCCGGCACGGATACGCAACGGCGCTATTTGAGGCCGGTATTGATCCAAAGACTGCGCAAACGCTGCTTGGTCATGCGCAGCTCTCCACCACAATGGATATATACACCCATGTGCGAGACGACGTGCTCCAAAAGGCAGCCGAAAAAATGAGCGTTAATTTTTGAAAACAGCCCGCTGGATTTCCAGCGGGCTGTCACTGTGTCGGGTGCTGTGTTGATGGTAATGTATATAACTGCTCGCAACTGCTCGTAACTGCATAGTAAAAACGGCCGGAATCATTGATATAGCTGGGACATCAGCAATTTCAACGCTTCCGGCCGTGGTGCGGGAGATGGGACTTGAACCCTAATAAAAACCTTGCTTTTCAATGGCTCAATCTAATTATGTGCTTTACACTGTGTCGCTCGTCTATATCTCCCGGCTGTCAGGAAATACAAAGCTGATTCTTGTCTTTGCCCCTAATGCATCACCAATTAAGACACCGCTCACAATCACCTGCTAAGGTGGCCGGGAGCCTTGGGGGTGTCTCATTTATACACCCCGGCCCGGTCGTTGATACACAGCAACTTGAGCATATCCAGAGACAAGTCCAGATCCGCCGGGTATCCCTGCGGGTCTTTTTTTGCGCCAGAGCCGACCAGCACCTTTTTGTCCATCAGTTTCTGCACCGTGGGCTTTGCCCAGTCCGGCATTTCTTCTAAGGTGTTATATCTTTGCATACTTGCTTCCTCCTTCATTTCATCATATGGGAAATTCTGCCCCGGACAGGCCGTTGCGTTAAAATCTCGATGCCGTTTAATTTTCAGCGCCCCATACTTGTCCAGCAGGTACCGCACCAACTCCACACCCGCGTTATACTGTGCGTCTGGCATCTTCTCCTGTTCGAAGTTGCCCTCAAAGCACACGCCGATGGTACTCGCATTATAATGCGCAGTATGTGTCCCGATCTGCTCTTCTGGCCGGCCGCGATAGACCTCGCCGTTCCTGCGCACATAGAAGTGGTACCCGATGCCCGGCCACCCTTGCCCACGGTGAATACGGTGTACATCCTCCACCGATCCCGTGCCGGCACTGTGGTGCAAGACAATGGTGTCCGTCGACCGGCGCTTTTCGGGAATCCACTTCCAGTCGTATGTCTGCTCAATGATATTAAGCATGACTATCACCCTCTCCGGTTCTCGTGTTGTAATGCAGGATCTCTTTCAACTTGTCGTATCCAAACATGGCCGCATACGCCACCATGAAGCCCACCACAAGGGCGGCGACAATCAGATACCATGTGATTTTGATGCTTTGTGTCTGCGCAAATGCAAAGAACGCCGCCATCGTCAGCAGCACCGCGACCACCATCGCAACCAGGTTGGTGGGGATCTTGTCCCACGTGGCCTTTTTGACCACCTGCACGATGATATTTGTCAGTACCGTGATGATGCCGATCGCAGTCATCAAAGTCGCAAGCGTCTCATAATTCAAAAACCATTCCATAGTTCATTCCTCCTTATTCGATCGCCCGAACAGTCCGCCGTCATTATGTTCAAAGATATTT